GGTCACGGTTTTTGCTGCGACGGTCGATTTGACAGGTTCTGGTTCTGCTTCCTCGTCTGATTCGGTAGGTTCTGGTTCCTCGTCTGATTCGGTAGGTTCTGGTTCCTCGTCTGATTTGATAGGTTCTGGTTCCTCGTCTGCTTTGACCGGTTCTGGTTCTGCCTCCTCATCCGATTCGACAGGTTCTGGCTCTTTTTCGCCCTCCTCATCCATTTCTTTTGCGACAGGTTCATTTTCTTTGCTGGAAGCATTCTCTATAACACGTTTGTCCGATTCATCAATTATTATGGCCATATCCGTTTTATGTGCAATATGTTGTTTAGGAACCTCATACATGGAATCGCCATCTCGCGGACGTTTGGATTCTTGAACAGGATATACCACCGTGAGAACATTACGCTCTTGCAAACGCTTGCGCACTAAATTATAGTCTACATTCATTTCTTTACGCATATCGACGACCTCCACTTTTTTAGCAACATCTACTTGTTTTACCACCTCTTCGTCTTCTTTTTCGACAGGTTGAACATTACCTTGAAATTCTATCAATATCGATGCCTTTTTTTTCGGCATTTTTTTGAATTGCATTTGTTCTAAATATGAATGTTCCATGCTTATATACAATAATACTAGATTATTGTATATCGTATTCATACTCAGTAGGGCGTTTTATTATCCGTGTTTTCCCAAAGAACAAATGCCTTTTTCGCGTAATCTTCTCCACATTGTGTAATAGGAATTTTGCGGTGGCCGAGGGGTTTCGCGACTTCGTCATAAATAAAATCGTCGTCGAATCCGATATCCTTTGCATCTTTGCGGGTGTTTCCGTAATAGACCCGGTCTACACGAGACCAATAAATGGCCGACAAACACATCGGGCACGGCTCACAACTGGTATAGAGAGTGTGTCCTTGTAGACTAAATGTCCCTAGTTTTTTACAGGCGTTTCGGATGGCCACCATTTCGGCGTGGGCGGTGGGGTCATTGTCTAAAGTAACCCTATTACACCCTTGTCCAACAATATAATCGTTTGCATCCGCAATGACACAACCGAATGGACCGCCACCTTCCACCACATTTTGCAGCGCTAATTGCGATGCCATTTTCATAAGTATTTTTTCGGGTTTTTCCATATAACTTGGCGAAGATTGATTTTAGGGTATTTGACTGTAAAAAAATATGGTGGCTTCTAGCAGTCATTGGCCGGGGGAAGCATTTACGATTTTTATGGATTCGCTAACTATTTTTATAAGACATCGTATTACTGGCCCGGAAGCCGCGACGATTTTTATGGATTCGCTAAGTATTTTTATAAGACATAGTCTTATTGGCCCGGAAGTTGACCGATGGCAACTTCGCAGGCAATCTGCTCAGCCTTTTTCTTGATTTTATGCTTCCCTTCGCCTAGAAACACAAATATCTTTCCGTATTGTGACATATGATTGTGTATATCCTCATATCCACCGGGAAATTTCGAATAAGGTATGGAATCCGAATGCGCTAAATCATGAGGTGCCTGCCCTAAACATAAATAGACACCCATATGATACCCGCTTTCGCCATTGTATTCGCGCACCTCCATATAATGCGGCGTGACCTTGAATTCTTTCTGGATTTTGACCTGTAATATGTTTTTATAGTTGTCGTCGTTTTTAATCAGACTCACCCAGTCCACGTGTTTTTCGAAGACATTTTCCACGAAAATCTGCACCATTTGAAATCCCGGCCCCGTGACAAACAAATCGTCGAACCATCGCCCGTCGTCATGAATCGAAATCTTATTGAAATCGAGAAACATGGCGCCTAAAAACGACTCAAACAAACATCCCAGTTTTTTCAAATTCGTGCGCGTTTGTTTTGTCTCGGCATGCTTCGATAAAATATACCATTTATGTAGGCCCATTTCCATCGCGATTTTCCCAATAGATTCATTCTTCACAAGGGCAATTTTCTTCTCCGTCATGAAGCCTTCTTGTTCTTTCGGGAATCTCCTATACAGATAATATTTAGTAATACATTCCAAGACCCCGTCCCCCACAAATTCCAGGCGTTCATTCGATTTTGTATATAATCCCAGACAATCATCTGGTTTAGGCAAAATGACGATTTTGTTTTGTTGATTTTCGATAAGAGGGCGTTTTGTATAAGAACGATGGACGAATGCGCGTTTGTAGAGCTCGACGTTATGAATGGGGACATTGATGCCGTAATTGTGTAATATTTGTTGAATCGAATCCACATCTATGACACGATTTAGGGCATTATAGGGGTCGAAAACCAACGTCTCCGAACCATTTGCGTTTCTTTCGACCCTGACGTCGTCGTCCAATGTATTTAGCGCACTTGAATATTCAAATGTGTTCATTTTATTTTTCCTACAAATAGAATGAAGAAGTATGTGGTATACTATGGCGTCTGGTGTTTATATCAATTTTGTGCCAGAATAAAAACGAAAGCATCAAAATAATATATTTAGCCAATATATATCATGGGCTATTCATGGAAAGTCTCTAGTAGAGCCAGTATCACAAATCAAAATCAAGGTGGAGGAAACGCAAAGCCAGGTTCTTTCCCCCAAGTCGGTCGCAGTAGTTGGTCCTCTGTTGCCTACAACGCCAACGGTATTCCATCCGGTCAATGCTGCAAACAAAGTGACTTGAAACGTTTAAATTTCACTCACTACAGTAGACCAATCGGAAGCACCATCAATGTTCCATATTTTAACAGGTAAAATAATGATTGTTTGAAAAACAATATAATAGACGTTTCCTATTATATTATTATGCGCATCATATTAGACGAGCGAGAACATGCACTCTATGAAAAAATCGATTCCATCGTCCATTTCGAAGGAAATTCCACCACCATCCAACTTTCCCGCAAAGTTCTCCCTTTAGGCGATATATTGATTCAAACCGACGAAGAGAAAGACGTCGCACTCATTGAACGCAAGACTTTAGGCGATTTATTGTCGTCCATCAAAGACGGCCGGTATGAAGAACAATCCTATCGCCTTATTCATTCGAGTGGATTCCCCGCCCACAACATCATTTATATGATCGAAGGTATGTATTCCCAATTGAGAACCTTGCTCGAAAAAAAGACGGTCTATTCGGCGATTACCAGCCTCAACTATTTCAAAGGATTTAGCGTATTTCGCACATGTTCTCTACAAGAGACCGCCGAAACCATTGTATGGATGGCTGAGAAAATCGAGCGTAATTTCCAGAAGGGTGTGTTGCCCTCTTACTTGACCCAGCGACCACGTCCACCAAATACAACACCTATTACACAAGAGGTGACGGCTTCCTCATCCGAAGGAGGTGGAGAAGACGAAAATACTGTAATCACTGCATCCAATTATTGCTCGGTGGTCAAAAAAGTGAAAAAAGAAAACGTCACTCCGGAAAATATAGGCGAAATCGTCCTATGTCAAATACCTGGTGTCAGTTCAGTCACTGCCATGGCCATCATGAAGCAATATAAAACGTTCTCGAATTTAATTGACCAGGTTCGCCTAAATCCCCAGAGTCTTGAGAACATTGTATGTGAATCCAAAGGCAAACAACGCAAAATTTCTAAATCTTGTGTTCACAATATAGTCGCATATTTAGGAACACAAACAATCTAGACTATGTGTATAGATGAATGTATTATACTATTTGTTCAATGAATTTTTCAAAGAGGAAAAGATGAATATTATCGCCCTACTCATATTAAGTTTAGCCATTACGATTGTACAAACCAACGCGATTTCCTTTGTTACGGCAAATATTATTCAATCCATGGAGAACAATCAAGTCAAACAAATATGGAAGTTTTTCGGCTATTTCATGGGTATCTCCGCCCTCTTCTTTTTCGTGTATTATGGATTCAAAATGGTACAAAACAAAATACTGACAAAACTTACCCAATGGCTCAAACATCAAATCTTCAAAATCATTTTGCTCTCGAATAATGAGAGTATGAATCATGTGAATTTCATCGAATTCATCACCCCTATTACACGAATCGCTGTATCTTGTTACGCACTCTTTTTCGATTTAGTGACGGTGATTATTCCTATGCTGGCGTTTCTAACGATTATTTCGACGTATTTTTGTTACAAGAACATGACATTCGGTTCACTCTTTATCGTGGCAAACATTTGTATTGTTCTCTATTTAGCGTATTTTTGGAAAGATTTAGCCAAATCAAAAAGCGAACATGAAGTGAAAATCAATGTAAATGAAAAATTTATCATCGACATTTTGAATAATATAGACAAGGTGATTTACCGGGGACAAACCAAAAATGAAATTGACCAGTTCTCGCAAATGACAGATGAAGGCATTCAAAGTGGTTTGTCGTTTTTGTCATATACTACTTTTCATATGATGGTTATGACAGCATTCGTATACGGGATCCTCTTTTCATCCATATGGTACTTGATAAAACTCAAATTCAAAAAGAAAATCGACTCGACTATATTCATCACCTTTTTCACCATTTTGCTGTTGTATCGTGACAAGATATTAAACGCAATACAAAATATGCCCGATTATTTAGAATTTATAGGTCGCCTCGAATATATTTTAGACGATTTCAATGCCATGTTGGGAAAAAAACAAAACATTCATGATATTCTTATGAAAACATATTCACCCGTGCAACTCGAATTCAAAAAAATCCAGTTTCGCAATGTCAGTTTCACCTATACCAACAAAGAGGCGATTCCTATCTTTGATAATTTGACAGTGAGCGTCGATACCTACCATAAAATCATAGGTATGACCGGTTTATCTGGAAAAGGCAAATCGTCGTTTGCTAAATTAATATTGCGATTGTATGAACCAACTAGCGGCTCAATTTATATCGATGACGTGGATATTTCCACCATTGACCCCAATTATATTCGTGAAAATATTACCTATGTCAATCAAAATTCCCGCCTTTTCGATAAAAAAATCATTGAAAATATGGTGTATGGATGCAATTCATTAGAAGCTTGTCAGACTCATTTGAAAGAAATCATGCGTTATCCTAAAATACGACAACTATATAAAAATGTAGATGTTCTCAATGGAAAAGCGGGGTCTTTAGGCGAAAATTTATCAGGCGGTCAACGCCAGGTGGTGAATATTATCAGCGGACTCATCAATCCTTCTAAAATATTAATATTGGATGAACCCACCAATGCCCTCGATGCTGACTTAAAGAATGAAGTTCTCGCCATGATTCAACATTTCCGTCAATATAAACAATGCATCATTATTATTACACATGACCGCGATGTATATTCGCTCTTTGACGAAACGCTGCAAATTTAGAGCACCGAAAAAACCGAAAAAATACCATTTCTAAAAAAAGTCCTGTAAAATAAAAAAAATTACCTATACCTTATAAATCATCTATTTTCCTATTTTCCTATAACTAAACATGTAGATAGATTTGAACAGGAAAACTTTGCAAAACAGTTCGGCGTGTTGTTTGGAGTAATGATAGTTTATTGCCCCTCGGACGCACCCTCCAATTGTCCAGGAAAAAATTACTTATACAAAGTAATTTTTTCAGAGGCTACCTCTTTTATTTAATTAAATTACAGGTGAATATAAAGTTAAGGTTTTGATGGACGGCATGATTAGTGTAACCGACGGTTCTTTCTGGCTTTGGTTAGGGGTATCTTTTCATGGTATAAAATTTTTCGCACTATAAAATATAAGATAATATCCGCGCCCCAATTCTCATACTCTTTTGATTGTTCTTGATACTGTTTTAACATATATTTTCCGGATGGAGCAAATATATTTCTTTTATAGAGTTCTAATAAAACTGGTAATAATTTTTCTGGCTTAGTAGAACTATCTTCTAATATTAATTTTTCGGTTTTCTCAATAGATTGTAGAGTCGTTTTCAACATGATTGTTTCAAATCGGTCACTGATTTTACCGCAATCAATCATCATTATAGCGCTTTGTTGGTTCATTGTTGATTTTACGAATTGTTTGGTGGTTTGCTTATGGTTATTTGTAAAAAAGGAATTCAATTTTTACAAAGTCTGAAACACGGGAAAATAATATTTTCATGCCCCTCTATTATTCTTTTACTGGTGGAGGTAATTCATTTGGTGGTGGAGGGTGACCGAACTGTCCTGGAATGAAGGCGGTGTTTTTTGTATTAGAGTAGATGGGTTTGGTGATATTGTTCTCGTCGTATTTTCCAGAGTCGACTTTGCCTTGCGTGTATAAGACACCACCCCAGTTAGGGTCCATTGGATTGTCGCTCAGCGATTGACCATCAGGTGCTTTGCTGGTCGAATCATGGATTTCGTCGAGTTTTGTGTAGATACCAATGGTTAATCCCATCGGGTCAAACCCGGCGTAATTGCCGGCATTGTATGGTGGATGGTCGCGATTTGCGTCCATGACTGGCACCGGAATGCGAGGAGGTAAGACTACATTTTGTGCGGCTGCTGCGGATAATGGCATGAGGCCGGGTTCCATGCGAAATGGATTCGGTCTCATGCGATATACATCTTCACCCTGTGTCGTGGTTTCATGCTGCAAAAACAATACGGGACAATCTCGCCCTTTTTTGCGCTCGATTTCTAAATAGTTGATGTATTCGTCTAAATTATAAAACGGTAGCGGATTCACCCCTTCGACCATTTCGGCGTTTGAATTATACAACAACAATATATTCCCACGACGAATCAATAAATCAGGGCAGGGTTGCGCTTTCGGTTTTCCATTTTCATCTTGTGTAGTCATTCCTTCCAATGGGAAAAATACATCGTCTAATTTGCCCGTAGCATACAAGTATCCACCAACCATAAATACAATGATTAAAAAAAGAACGAATATTTTGTTTAGATATTTCATATACACTATTGCCACAAAAGATTTTGCATTCTTTTTTCTCCCTAAAATGTATATGAATCCCTTTATCGAAAAATTATTACTAACGGAAGAACATAAAGCACCTGCCCCACAACAAGCATCGTCAAATGTTTTCGTGGTCGGCAAAATATACGCCACCTGGTGCGGTCACTGCGTTGCTTTAGAACCTAAATGGAAAAAACTCACCAGCCAATTGCGAAAAATGGTTCCCAAGAAACAACATTTAGTCATCGCCGAAATCGAATCCGAAAACATGGATGCAGGTTTAGCTGCTCTAAATGCCACCCATCTTCCCAATTCCGAGAAAAAAGTCGAACTCAATGGCGGATACCCTACTATTTTCAAAATTATAAACGGAAACGTAACCTATTATGAAGGCCCTCGCGAAGTGAAACCCATGCTAAAATGGGCGCTAGATGGAATCAAAGCAAAATCTATAACACAAAAGCGTAATCATAATCGCAAACACAATAGAACCGAAAAACGCCATAAAAAAAACAAAAAGGTGTAAAATTGAATTATAGACAATTTTGTATTAGAATACTAATACAAAAATGACAACAATTATCAAAAAACCCGTGATTCACAAAACCTTCCGTTTGTTAGATTTCCACATCTATGACGAAAAGGCGCAAGGTGGTGGCGATGCATCGTCCGATGACGGCAGCGTCGATTCCGAAACGAGACCAAAGACCGATGACGGCAAATTCGTGATACAAATGTTTGGCATCAACGAATCCGGCGAAACATGTTCGCTTTTCGTGAGCGATTATCAACCCTTCTTCTTCATGAAAGTGGGCGACAAATGGAATCAAGGCAATGTTACCCAGCTTGCGAACGAAATCAAAACGAAAATCGGCCGTTATTACGAAGACGCCATTGTCAGCGCCACCCTCGTCGAATTCAACAAACTCTATGGATTCTCGGCGGGAAAAAAACACAAATTCGCAAAGTTTGTATTTACTAGCCAGTCGGCCTTCAACAAGGTCCGCGGATTATGGTATCAATACATCAAGACCGATGACGGCCGCAATGACCGCAAACCCTTCCCCCTAAGGTCGCAGGGTGTCACCCTCGAATTATACGAAAGCACGATTCCGCCACTTTTGCGCTATTTTCATATTCAAAACATCAGTCCATCTGGATGGGTCTCCATCCCTCTCAATAAAGTCGCAAAACCTTCCATCAAGACGACGACTTGCACCTATGAATTCATTTGCAAATGCGCATCTATAACACCAATGCCCGACAAGGAAACACGAGTTCCTTACAAAATATGTAGTTTTGATATTGAGGCCAGTAGTAGTCACGGCGATTTCCCACTCCCACAAAAAACCTACAAACGTTTAGCCATGAATATGGTCGATGTATTTAGCGCCCATTTTCGCGCACAACCACTTACTTTAGAGCAGAGCACGCAATTATGCAAAAAAATCGTATTAGCCGCCTTCGGCCATGGAAAATGCGACGACATTGATTTAGTCTATCCACAAATCGAGCCATCGAAACAACGCGTTACCCAAATCCTAAACACCGTTTTAGAAACTCCCCTCGACCATATCAAATCGCTAAAGCTGTCTGATGACGACAATTCGGAACTACTCACGATTGATTCCATCTTCGAAAAAATCAAGGACGAATTTCAACAAACCGCGGACGGAGCAGGTGTTATAGATGATGATTCGGACGGCGAAGCCGACGAAGGCGAGGTTGCGTATCGGGCACCTGCGATAACGAAGACATCAAATAAATCTATTGCACAAAAACCCGCAAAAATTACCATCGTGGAATTATTGATGAATCAAGAGCAAAGTCGCGAGATGAAAGTCCAGGTGGTCAATGAAATCCTCACATTGCAATTCCCCCGCCTCAAGGGTGACGAAGTGACGTTCATCGGGTCGACCTTTATGCGTTACGGCGAGGCGGAGCCCTATTTGAATCATTGCTTAGTTGTAGGCACCTGCGATGCCGTAGAAGGAGCCGTCATTGAAACTTCGACAACGGAACGCGACCTCCTTCTGCAGTGGACCGAGCTCATTCAACGCGAAAACCCCGACATTATTATCGGTTACAATATCTTCGGTTTTGATTATGAGTTTATGTTTCGCCGGGCACAAGAATTGAGGGTAGAGCGCGATTTCCTACTCTTGTCGCGCAAAATGGGCGAATTTTGTGCAAAAGAAACCCGGGGAGAAAGAGGCACCGAAGTGTCTATCGAAAACACGAAAATCCAGCTAGCCAGTGGCGAATACGATTTGCGCTATTTCAAAATGACAGGGCGTCTGCAGATAGATATGTATTCCTATTTCCGTCGCGATTTCAATCTCCCTTCTTACAAACTGGACGACGTCGCCGGTCAATTCATCAGTGACGACGTGAAGAAAATCGTTTTGACAAATGACCCTACCACAAACAATCCTATTACACAATTATACAGTCAGAATTTGATGGGCCTACACGTCGGAGATTTTATTCATATTGAAATCGGCGGATTCACGTCGGATTATTATCGCGATGGTAAAAAATTCATCGTGCAAGAGATTCAAAAAGGTGTGATGGTGACGGAAACCGTCAAAGAAAAAGAAGTGACCACTACCTACAATGTGATTGTGCTAAATGGCCATGAAGATGTGACAAAGGCGGCCAACGGAAAAACGATTAAATGGGGTATGGCAAAAGATGACGTGACCCCACAAGACATTTTCCGATTAGCAAAAGAGAGTTCGGTTGGTCGTGCTATAGTGGCGAAATATTGTATTCAGGATTGCAACCTCGTGCATCACTTGATGAACAAAATCGATGTGCTCACCGGTTACGTCGAAATGTCGCGTATTTGCAGCGTGCCGATTAGTTTCCTCATTTTCCGAGGCCAGGGTATTAAACTCACGAGTTATGTGGCGAAGAAATGCAGAGACAAGGATACGTTAATGCCGGATTTAGACAAATCGGGGG